TCAATCGTCATCATTCTCAGGCTTCGACATAAGCTCGATGGCACTCTTCGCGAGGCGGCGTTGGTTTGCGGCCTTGGTGTACCGGGTCACTTCCTTCGAGGTGGTGTGGCCTGTCACCGCCATGATCTGATGTTCGGTTGCGCCTCTGTTCGCGAGGCGTGTCGCGGCCACCTTGCGCAGTCCGTGGGCGCTGCAATGAGGAAGGCCAGCTTCGTTGCAGCGGCGTCGGAAATAAGTGCCGAAGCTGTTCGAATTCTTGAATGGCCGGCCGAAGTCCGTCACCAGAAAGGTCAGGTCCCCGCATTTCGTGGCGTCGATAATCTCTTGCAGATCGGGATGGATTGGTAGCTCCAACGTGATCGGTTTGCGATTGCGGTTCTTCTGCTGCGTAAACTTGATTTGTCCGCCGGAGACATGTTGCTTTCCGAACAGGATGATGTCGCTGCGGCGCTGGCCGGTGTAAAGCATCAGCGCCATGGCAAGGCGCGCGCGCGTACCTACAGGATGCCGTGCTTCGAACTGTTCGACTTCGGCTTCTGTCCATGTGTGGAATCCGTCCGTCGTTCCCTTAAAGTAAGCGACATCACGGGCGGGATTGCTCATCGCCAGCTCGACGTCTTTTGCAGTTGCCCAGTTGAAGACGGCGCGAAGCGCCTTGATGCGGCTGTTGCCCGCTTCGGGCAGATCAGACTTCCGATCGCGCAGCACCCGGACGGCTTTCGGCCCGAACACATTGATCGGCACATCCTCGAAGAGCTTGCCGGAACCCGGCTTGATCGGCTCCGCCCAGATGTGCTCGATGATCTGCTTGCGCACGAGCCTGGTGCGCTGGTCAAGGCGCATGTAGTCGGATGACTGGAAATACTTCTCGCAAAGCCAGCGGAGCGTGCCCTGGGTCGACCGCTTGGGACCGATCTGCTCTGCCGAGAGTACACCGCTCAACGCATCGTAATATGCCTTGTTGAACTCATCGCTACCCGGCACGCCTGGCAGGCGGATCTTCTTTTGGCCCTTCTTGCGGAAATAGAACCGCAGAACGCCGCCGGTGGTGTCCTCGACGACGTATTTCTTCGCAAACTTCTTCGGCATCAGACCTCGAATTCCCATCCATCCTGATCGTCATCGGGGCTTCCGCCCGGCAGGCGATCGAACGCGCGATCAAGGGCGCGACGGTCCCAGATGACACGGGCGTTCGCGCGTTTCGGCTGGGGCATTCTGCCATCGCCGACCATTTCGTCAAACAGGGACGGCGAGACGCCAACGTAGGCGGCGGACTGCAGCCGGTTCAGGCCTCTGGCTGAGGGAAGCGGGCAGGGGGAAATTCGCTCTGCTGCGGCTATCGTCATTTGCGCTTCCTCCATCTGTCAAATTCCGCCCGCAGCGACAGCCAGCGCTTGCGGGCGTTTTCGTCTGTGTTGAGTTCGGCCATGGACTGGACGCCGAGGATGCTGCGGACGCGGGTCTTGAGCCGCTCCAGATCGGAGGGGTCGGCGCCGTGGCATTCGTGCAGGAATTTGCGGAAGAGGTGATCGTCCTTGCACTTCATCGCGCATTCGGCGGCGAAGTTGCGGACCTTCTCCGGCTTTGGCTTCGGTGACAGCCGCTCAATCTCTGCCAGCGCCTGGCGGTAACGCTCGGCGAGGCGCGCGTAGCGTTCGATTAGCCAGAAATGATCTTCCGCGATGTGCAAGAACAGCTCCCGGTCATCGACCGGAGCTTCGCCGCATATGCAAATCACGCGGGCAAAGCCTTCGCCTTCTCCCGATGTGAGAAAAAGCTCGCCGTCGGCCGCCATTATGCCGAACTGGCGCGAAGCTCTGGCGGCCCGCGTGCGGAGCGCTTCCAGGCGCATTTGCGCGGGGCTGGCGGCTGGCTGATTCATCGGCGACCGGCCTCCGCCTGATCCTGGCCGACAGGGGCGTGCGACCGGATTGCATCTGCGACGGCGGCGCACGTGGCGGGCTCCAGATTGAAAAATCCGAGCTGGCCTCGGCAGGGAATCAGCGGGATCGGGAAGGCATCGCGCAGGACGAAGCCGTAGCGGCCGAAGAACCAGCCACTATCCATCTTTGTGACACAGTCGACGATGCGGGCCATACCGACGACGCCGCCTCGCGGCAATGCCATCTGGTCGTCATCGTCCTTGTCGATCTCGGATTTCGAGACGCCAGCATGAACGATGAACCAGCCGCGTCCCTTCGTCGGCCAGTCGCGGTTCTCGACGTCTTTGCCGTCGTGGAAGATGTGGTGCGGATAGGGCTGCTTGATGCTGAGCGCCTTGATTTGGCCCGCGGCGACGCGGTTCGCCAGAATGGTGAGGTCAAGCACGGTTGCTCTCCCCTTCCTGACAGGACGCGGCCTTGTTCTTCATGATGGCGTTGCGGCTGGTGACCATGCGATAGCCATCGGCGAAGCGGACGAGGCAGCTGTTCATGGTGCCGCGTGCGAGCACTTCGCAGGGCTGACCTTTACGGTTCTGGCGGTTCCAACGGAAGATGTAGGGCAGCGGTGCGTTCATCGGCGCACCTCGGGGAAACCGTTGTGCTCGATGCCATCCAGCCGGCGGCCGGCTTCCTTCTTGGTGGCCGGCATCATGTAGCGGCCGTTGCAGTCGGACGTCTGCTTGTGCGATCCCCACTGCTTGAACAGGAAGGGGATGCCGGCTGCGGCGCATTGGTCGCGCAGGCTCTCGGCCCATTCCGGCTGCATCGGCCGGGCGCCGTGGCCGCTCTCGCCTCCGACGACGACCCAGTCGAGGCGGGGCAAATCCGAGAACGCAAGCGGATCTGCTTCGGTTGCCAGCGTTGCTGCTTCATCATGAAACCAGCCAACTTCGTCGGACTTCAAGGCATTGATCCAATATGGACCGAAGCCATCATTCGGTTGATGGATGCAAGTCAGGTCCAGCGGGCCAAGCAGCGGCTCGGCGCTGATCCAGCGGATGGCGGCCGGGGTATCGAGCAAGACCGGGATGCGCTCTTCGGCGCGCTTCTGATCTTCGACTGAAACGCCAAGCCATACGTTCGCCAACGGGATCGCCAGCGGGCAGGCGTGATACAGGGCTCGATGCTCCGGGGTGGCGTCGGGATGGAGGCGAGCCATGGCCTCGTGCTGGGTGATTGGCAGCCCACGGGGAACGGCTGTGGCCCATCGCGACGCTAACAGGTGTCGCGGGCGCGCCAGGTATGTCCGCATGCGCTCCGGGCGCTTTGTCAGCACCTGAAAGGTGTGCTGCGGGGAAAGCGCCATCACGGCAAAGACCTGGTCGATCCATTCGTCGGGCACGCCTTCGGCGAAGAGGTCGCCATGGGCGCAGACGAAGATCATGCGCGGGCGCTTCCAGCGCAGGGGCTGGTCCAGCCATTCGGGGTTGAAGCGGACTTCGCCGGTCCATACCGGGCCGGCCTTGCTGTCCTTCGTCAGGCCGGTGCGGCTCGGGTGATGGCGCAGGCGGGTGCCGGCGAGCTTCATGGCGTAGCAATTGGTGCAGCCGGGGGAGACGATGGAGCAACCGGTGATCGGGTTCCAGGTGGCGTCGGTCCATTCGATCTTGGTGTTGTCAGCCATTCGCGCTGCCCTCCGTCTGTGGTGCGGGGGCGGCGGGGAGTTCCATGAAATGCGTCGGCACCCATTTGAGGTGGGGCGCGTTCATGTAAAACCCATCTGCCGATTTTGCCTGTTGGTCTCGCAGGTATTGCGTGCTCCAAATGTCGGCGCACCATTGGCGGCGGGCGTTATAGCTCCCGATGATGATCAGCCGTTCATTCGTCGCATCCAGATCGCCGATCGGCCGCCACCCATCCCCGGCGGGCGTGGAGGCGGGACGGGATCCCTCGTCAAAGCGGTATGTGCTGATCGGCCCGTCGCTGGGTTTGCCGGTGTCGAGATCAACGACCGGCGATCCTTCAAGGCAGGCGGCGTGGCATGTGCCCATCTCTATGTCGGAGGCGCATAGATCGGTGGGCTTGAACACCTCGGCGCAGATCGGGCACTTCTCCCCCTCCACCCCCGACGATGCCGGGGAGGTGGTGATCCGTTCGCCGCGCTGATGCAGCATCATGGCGAGGTTGCCAACGTCGACCGGGTCTCCCTTCTCGACATGATCGCGGAGTAGCTGCGAAAGGAAGTCACCGCTGCATTCGTCTCTGTTCTGCCACCCGCCGCGACCTTCTGCCCGCTTCTTGGCCATCTTCGCCTTCATGGCGTCGGCGAAGCGGTCCACGGCGAGAGCATCTGGATGTGTAGCCCCGATCCCCTGCATGTCCACCGCCCCCGCCTCCACCGCAAGCGCTGCGGAAAGGGCGGCTTCGGCAGATCCCATCTTGTCCTTCCAGAGTGGGAGGCCGGAATAGCTGCCTACATGGTCCAACGTCTTCGGATCGTAACCTTGGGCAATGCAGATTGCTCGTGCGGCTGCCTCGATGTGCTTCTCTGTCGGTTTCAAAGCTTGGTCTCCTCCCGAACGAGCGTGATCTTCTTCACGAAGCTGCCGGGGCGTTCCTTGCGGGCGCGGGCCTCGGCGATCAGGCTGTTGCCGTCGTGAAAGTGAACGCGGAAGGTGGGGAGCGTTTCGGTCATCGGCCGATGCTCCCGCCGCGCCTCGCTTCCAGCATGCGGGCATGCATCGTCACGTATGGAAGGCGGATCGGCTTGAGGACCATTTCGCCGTTGGTGGCGAGCTGGCGGCGATAGACGACCGTCTTGCCGTCCTCGGGCCTGACGGGCGCCTTGCCCTGCGTGCGCCAGCGCTCGATACGGTTGCCGACATAGTTGCGCAGGCGAGCCTCGTCGGCGCCGAGTTCGACGGCGATCATGGCGACGCTCTTGCCGGACAGGATGCGGTTGCGGATCTCGGGCTCGTAGGCGGCGGGGACATAGATCTGCTTCGGGCCGCCGAAGGGGATTGCGGATGCCTTCGTCATGCGTGCAGCTCCGGAGGGAACAGGACGGAATGCAGCACGCCCATGCCGATGGCCGGGTCGTCGGTGCGCCTGGCGTAGTAAGCTGCGGCGGCTTCGGCGATCGCCAGCTCGGCAAGATCCTCGACGCGGCGATCCAGTTCCTCGGCTGCCTGGCGCAGGCGCGCCTCGGTGGCGGCATCGAGCCTTGTGGTGATATGTGTCATGGTGGGGCCCTCTGAAGGGGAGAAACAGTCGGGGCGACCGTGGCCGCCCCGTGGTGGCGCTGGATCAGGCCTCGGGCTTGCCTTCGAACTTCGGCAAGTCCAGTTCGGCTGCGGCGCGTTCCATATCTCGGCGCACTTCCTCGGTGATGTGGATGTCCGGCCGGTGGAGCATGAAGGTCCAGGCGATCGCGCCGTCGCGGGTCTTGTAGCGCAGGCGCACCGGAATGCGGGCCGCTGCGCCGCCATGGAAGATCGGGATATTGATCACGAACACGCCCGGCACGTTGATCGGCTGGCCATCCGCGTTCTTGTGATCTTCCTCGAAAATGATCTGGCTTTCGCCCGACTGCAGCTTGACCGCGTTCTTCACACGGACCTCGGCATTGATCTGCAGGCCGCGCGACAACATGATGAGGTCGGTCGGATGCCCGACCCTGCAGGAAAACATGCGCTGGAAGCTGTCTTCTTCCAGATCGTCCGGGCTCGTCAGATCCTGAATGTGATCTTCGATGAACTCGGCGAAATCGGCCTGGGGCATCGGCTTGCCGTGCTTGTCCGTCCAGACCTTCCATTCTTCGGAGCGCGGGAAGGGATAGTGGATGCGGTGCTGGCCGAAGGCGGCATCGGTGGCGCCGTGATAATCGATGACGGCGGTCAGTGACGGGTTGTTCCAGTCGATATCGGCGAAGATGACGCTGTCGTCCGTCTTGTGGCGCTCGACGAGGTCGATGAAGGATTCGATCGTGTTGACGCGGGCCATGCCGATCTTGCGCTCCGGGCGGGTGCGCCACGGCTCGATCAGCTGGGCCAAGCCCTTCGCCTCGCCGGTGCGGCCATTGACGAGCACCGGGATTGCGGTCGGCACGCCCTTGACGCCTGACGGCACGGAAAAGGTCTTGATCTCGTAGCCGGCGCGATCGGCAAGCTCGGCAATGGCCTTGACGGCGGTTTCGGACAGCTGGTCCATGGACTTTCCTCTTTGGTTTAGGCGCGGGCGGGATGCCCGGCCGGATGGGTGATTTCGGGTGGAGGGCCCGGGCCTTTACTGCGCGCCAGCGGAGAGGCCGGCGTCGGGCACGGCGCGGGTGGAGAACATGTCGTGCTGGCGCGGGTGCTCGGTGGAAAGGGCGCCGTCCTCGACGACCCAGAAGACGGAGTTCTTGCGCGGGCGCTTGGGGGTCTTTGATTCCATGTCGACGCCGATCGTCACCATGCCGTCCTTGACGGAGAAGTTCAGCTTGACGGTCGTCTGGCCTTTGAAGGTGGCGTGCGGGTTCTCCTCCGACATTTCGGAGAGTTTCTGCAGCGTGTCGGCGATCTCCTGGGAGAGCGCGGGATTGAACTGGCCGTTTTCCAGAAGGCCAATGATCATGGATGCGTCGCGAATTTTCTTCATGGCGGGGTTAGCTCCGGCAGAGGATGGCAAGGGAGAGGACCGCCAGCAGCGCGGGCAAAGCCCAGTGCATCAGCAAGGCGCTGATGCGGTCGGCGCGGTCGCGGGCGGCAATGAGGCTGTCGATGCGCGACCAGTCGGCCTCGATGCGCTCGATCGGATATCGGGGGAAGCGGCAGGTGCGCATCGGATCAGGCTCCGAGAACGAGAACGCCGGTGAGGGCGAAGGCCAGCAGCCCCGCGACCACCAGAAGGGCGAAGCGCTGGATCTCAAGACTTTTGATCCGCAGGCGGGACAGGTCTCGCTCTGCGCTGCGCGGCCGGATGGCGTAGTCGCGGGGGTGCTGGTGCATGGCGCCGGCCTCCGATCAGGCTGCGCGGCGGACGGCGGCGGCGTTTGCTTCCTCGACCGCCTTCGGAACGAGGGTCGTCATCTCGGCGCCGGTCACGCCGCGGTTGCGCAGATAGGTCTCGTCGCAGTGGCCGTCCTGGCACTCGCGCATGATGGTGGCGATCTGGGAAACGCGTGTCTTCTGCTTCGGGGTGAGCATGTTGGTATGCATCGTCATTCTCCATTGTTGGGGTGAATGAGGCCGGGAAGGGTGGGCCGCCGCCTGGGAGGAGGAGACGCGGCGGCCCTGTTCGCGGCCTGAACGATGCAAAACGTAGGTCCAACCTACATTTATGTCAATCTGAAAATGTAGGCTAAACCTACCAAAAAATGATTCGACACGCAGAAAGTGTTGCGGCTAAATGAGAACGTAGTGAGAACAAACGGAAGGGAGAGTGCAAAAAATGGTTACGTATTTCGTAGTGCAATCTTTCCAGCGGGGGAAAAAGGGGATGCTGATTGCCGACCAGCCGAAGCAGGCAAGAGATCGCGCGCATTGTGAGTATCTGGCGGAGCGATTGGCGGCATCGGCGGCGAGTGTGGTCGCCTTCTCGCGGACGGGCGAGCCAGAAACTGGGGCGTGGGATGATGCCGTTGTGCTCGCCGTGCATGGCGAGCTGCCAGCAGAGTTGCTTGAGCTTGCCGGCTAGCGTGCGTCGTATTTGCCGACCACGCGGTGGCAGATAGGCCATTCCTGTCGGAATTCAGAGAACTCGCTCAGTGGATTATACTGCTGCAGATGCCATTCGCGATCGTTCCAGCCGTTAAGTTGCTTTACGATCGCCTCGACGTCGCCTCCATGTGGCGGCGTATGATAGAGGATCACATTTCGATTTCGAGCGGGCGGCAAGTTCGGGTTTACGAGCGCCATATCGCCAGGCCAGAACGCTGGAACCATTGATTCTCCGGCGATCAAAAGGCCGTAACCACCTCGAACGTTCTCCAGCTCGGCCGGCCGTTTGACGCTGTCTATTGGGTCAAACGTCACAATGACGTGGCCATCGCCTCCCATCGCAGCGGCGTAGATCGGCATCCTGCCCGTCCCGAGTAGTTGCTCTCCCGGCACAATTTGCACCGCCTGACCTTTAGTGCGCTTGCGCGACTTCTCCGGAAGGGTGGGCGCCACCCCTGTGCCGCTAAAGAGCCAGGTCTCTGAAATATTGAGCAGCTGGACCATCTGCGGAATGCGCTCTGTTGCTGGGCGCGTGATATCGCTCTCCCATTGAGAGATATTCACTCGATCTATGCCCAGCTCATCCGCTAGAGCCTGCTGGGTCATGCCCGCCGCCTTGCGAGCGTGTCTTATTCTGGAGCCGATGGTTTCCATAATGGTGTTGTAGCTAATACCTACCATTTTGCACCTTCGTAGGCTGTTGACATAAATTGTAGGTTCAGCCTACAATTTGCCTATGATTGAGATTGTTGCAAAAGCTGCCAAAGAGGCAGGGGGCGTAGTGTCGTTAGCGCGCGCTCTCGGGATTAAGCATGCGTCGCTATACTCTTGGCCGCGGGTCCCCGCAGAACGGGTGCTGGAGATCGAGCGGCTCACTGGGATTTCTCGGCACGAACTGCGCCCAGATGTATTTGGGCCAGCTCCGGAGGCCGCCGAATGAGTGCGGCCCTCTCGCACGTCTCATTTCTGCAAGGCGCAGTTCCCCTCTGGAACCCTCCTTCCAGCCGCCTTGCATCTTCGTGCCGGAGCTGGCGGGCGTTGCCTGCCGCTCCGGCACGTCTTTCCCTCCCTTTCCACTTCCGCGCGTTTCCTCGTTTCGCGCGTAAGCCGGTGCCCGGCGGGCGGCGGACCTCGATGCCTGCCGGGCGCTTCCGTTTTCTCTTTCGACTGGCATGCGGGCCTCCTTGATCTGATGGCCCGACCCTAAGCGCGCGGTGCGTGCGCTTCAGTGAATCCTTTCAACCAAATGTTTCCTTGCATTTTCGCGGGGTGTTTTCGTGCGCCTGATTTCCGAAGAAATGATCCTTTCGCTCAAGGGCGTGACCGATGCCTGCTACCGTCTGGGCGGCGGGGTGACCTCGTTTGCCCTGCTGACGCGCGTCGGCGTTTCCACGCTGGTCAAGTATGCCACGCTCGGCGAGCGCCGTGGCGACGGCAGCCACGAGCACGGCGCCACGCTGATCCCCGTCGATATCGCCGTCGAAGCGGATCTCCGCGCCGGCTCGCCGATCATCACTTCGGAGATGGCGCGGCACCTGGGCTTCCGGCTGGAGCCGCTGGAAGATCGCATCGCAATCGAGGCGCCGCTCGCCGAGGCGGACGTGCTCGCCATCATGGACAAGGCGACCGACGTCTGGCGCATGGCGCGCTCTGCGTTTGCCGATGGC